TGAGACTCTTTACAAAAGCTCTTTTGATTTGTGCTTTTGTTGCATCTTCCTTTACCTCAAACTCATCTTCATTAGCAAGTGCATTTGCAGATAATCCAAAGTAAGAATTATATCCAGAATTTTTAATTGTAAATGATCTTTCTTTTTTCCATCTCTTCATTGTTTTTTCATAAACATCACCTTCATATCCAGTATACTGTCTGATAAATTGACCAGCATCTCTATTAGAAATAACTCTTATTCCAATAAGATTTGTGTTGGAAAAAGTTTGTCTCAAATCTTTCAATAACAAATCTGTAATCTCTGCCCAACGTCCTAATCCTTCACAGGAATAAGTATAACCTGTCTTACGATTACGCAATACACAGTTGTCACTAACATAATTACTTCCCATCCAAGGTTCATCTTCATAAGAACGATTAAACTCTTTACTATACATCATAGGAGAAGCTTCTCCATCTGTAAGAATTACACACTGAACTTTTTCTACATTATTATTATTTTTGAATTGTGGAAGAATTTGATGAAGAGAAACAATTGCTTCATTCAATGGAGTTCCAGAAAGATTCATTCCAATAGGAACTTGATATTGAGTATAGATAGAACGAGAAAATGCACATGCCAATCTAAAAACACTTTTCATTTGAAGTTGCAACTCCTTGTTGTTAGTTTTACTAGTGAATAAATTCATCATAGAAAAAGTTTCTGTAACAAGAGCTAAACCTTCTTTCTTTTCATAAGCAAGTCTATGAAATGTATCTCCAACTGGTGGATGATCATTAGTAAAAGCATAAACCTCAAATGGAATATTAACTTTTTTACAAAACCACAATAGATTGTAAAGTTGCTTAATAGTGTCAAGCAAAACATCATGCATTGAACCTGACCAATCAAGAACAAATACCAATCCATGATTCTTACCTTCAGCAAGAGTGGTTACTTTTTTGAATAAGTCTTCATTATATTTGTAAGTATGTAACTTAACAGTATCCAAAACACCTGTTCTTGCAGTAGTGGCACGTGCATAAGAACTAGCAGCTTTCTTACACTCAAACTCTTTTACAAGATAATTAACTTCCTTTTGAGCATTTCTTTTAAACTCTACAAACTTAGTATCAACCTCATCAAAAAGATCACCTAAAAGATTTAATTTTTTTTCTTTTAGTATTTTTTCCCAATCTTGTTGTTGAGACATCCAAGATGCATTAAGATTATTATGTATAAATTCATTATCAATAACAATTTTTTTTAAGTCTAACTTAGGTAATTCAAAATAAACATTTTCACGATCACTGTGAATATTAGTAAGATCTTTAATAGCATCTTCTAAAGCATCAGCAGTTTCAACTTGTGGTTCATTTTGAAATCCACCTTGAGACTGAGGTTGAGGTTGAGATTGTCCCTCACTATCTTCTATGTTTTGAGACTTAGTTTGATAATCTCCTTCTCCTTCCTCATTTTCTTCATTACCACTATCATTAGGTGTATTTCCACTACCTTCAATATCCATTCCAGAATCTGTATCAATTTCCTCTTTTTGCTTATTCTCAAGTTCTTCCTTACAGAAATCATATAAAACTTGTGCTGCAGATAAGGTTTCATCAAACGTTTCTGCATCTTCAATTAAACGCACAATCGGAGTTTCATTAGTTGAAAAAGATATATCATTCCAAGCACCAACCTTGAAATATAGATTAACCCGATCAGCAAGATTGAAATCAGTGAGATCTTTACCATCTACATCAAAGAAATCTTGATCATTGAGTTCATTATATCCTGTATAGAAACATTTAGAAAGTCCTGCATATCTTCTTTTCATTAACTTCTCAATTCTTACATCCTCCACAATATTCACAAATGATGGTGGTATTTGTATTTCTTCGTACCAATTTCTATCAGGTGTATAAAGAGCATGTCCCACCTCATGTGCCACCAATGCATCATATACATTATTGCTTGCTCTATCCCATTTAGGAAGAGTTAGAACACGAGTATGAACATTAAACTCAGCAGTGTCAACAACTTTATGTTCTACTATAAGATCTTCTGTTGCAAGAAGTTTAGCAAGTTGAGATTTGATTTCGTGTTTTACTGGCATGTGTTTTCTTAATTATGAACCTATTATACGACGAAACCCTACCGTTGGCAGGGTTTAGTAGACGCTTTATCAACTGTCTACGTCTTTCTCTGGAGGCACGTAGTGCCTGTGGTTTAAGTTTTCGTTTGGCTTCCTTCTTAGAGTGGTGTTGCCAGTTTGGAGTGTTCATGACACTATACGGGAGAATCCTTTTATTTTATCAAATTTTAGAACATTGTCAAATTTATCATGTAAATCAGACTTATGAGAGATCACAAAAATATTAGCATCCTTAATGACAAATTTAATAATTTTAAGAAACTCATCAGTTCCAAAACCATCAAGGGAACTATCAAATACCTCATCCATGATAAGAAGATTTGTATTTACAGAGTTCTTTACTCTGGCAACTTCTCTCCATGTGAAGAGTAATGCTAAGTCAATTCTCATCTTTTCACCTTCACTGAATGATGAATATGAGAAATCCTCATGAATCGGTGATTTAACCGTTTCATTGAACTCTTCATCCAATGTAAAGTTAATATAAAAATCCATCAACTGTAAGTATCTATTAACCTGCTGATTTATAAAAGGTAGATACTTCTTGATTATCTTTGTCTTTACTCCATCATCTCTCAACAGAGAGTATGCAAAATCATAATGAGTGATTTCATCTCTTCTTGAGGATAGATCTTCAATTGTTTTTTTAAGGTTTTCTTTAAACTCTGTTAATTTCTCATGTTCAGTATTTCTGTTTTTAAACTGTTTGGTAATTGTTTGAACTTCTTCTTCAAGATCTCTGATTTGTCTCTGGTTGAGACTGATACGAGTATTGTTTTGAGAAATGTCATGGTTGAGTTTAGTGATCTCCTTTGATATTTGGGTAAAGTGACGTTCTCGGTCTTGCTCTTTTTTGATAGTCTCTTCAAGGTCTTTATAACCCTTCTTGAGTTCCTTAGCTTTAGTTTGAACGTCACTAATTCTATTTAAACGAAACTCTTCTTCTATTGGTTGAGTGCATGTAGGGCATGTTACATTATCACTAAAGAACTTATGTTCCTTAGTAATGGTTGTTACTTTTTGAGTAATTTTACCCTTAAGATTGTTTAGTTTCTTTAACTTTTCAGATGCACCAGTAAGAGTTTGCTGCTCTTTTATAAGATTAGAAATATCTACTCCTTTAAGTTCATTGTGCTCAATATGAGTATCTACTTCAACTGCTAATACTTTAATCTTGGTATTCTTTTCTTGAATACTATTCTTACCCTGTTCTTCTAACTCTTTAATAAAATTTTTCTGCATAGACATCTTATCTTTAAGATTATCTTTCTTAAGATCAAGAGATCTTACTTGTTCTTTTTGCGAACGAATCTTTTCTTTAATAAGATTATTCATTGCAGAAAAAATACGAATATCTAAAAGGTCTTCAATAACATCTCTACGATTAGCACCTGTTAATTGCATAAAAGGAACAAATGTACTACTACCTAAAATTACAATTTGTGTAAACGATTTATAATTTACTTTTAATATAGTTTCTTCTAATATTTTTTGATTAGTTCTATCATCAGCCTGTTTATGTAGTGGATTACCATTCACTTCAATATCAAATATGTTTGGTTTAATCCCACGTCTAACCAAATAATCTCTATTATTAACATTAAATTCTATTTCAACAGCACAATCTTTTTCATTAGCAGTATTAACTAACTGACTCTTATTAATTTTACGAAATGGTTTATTAAACAAAACAAAAGTAAGAGCATCCAACATGGTAGACTTTCCAGAACCATTTGTACCAATAATCAAATTAGTATTATGTTGTTGAAAATCTATTTCAGTCCAGTTATTACCAGTACTTAGGAAATTTTTCCACTTAATTTTTTGAAAGGTTATCATTTTTTAGTTTTAGGAGGAATTACAATGTCATCAGGAGTAATAACTGCATACTTATAACTATGCATTTTACAAGTTTTTAATGCAAGTTCATCATCAACTTCCATTACAATCATTTCTTTATCTTCTTGATCTTCTAACATCATAGCATATCTTATAGCATCGTCTTCTTCTTCAAAGAGAAATAACACTTTATGTCCATGTTGATCTTGAACAGCATAAGCACCTTCATCTTTTCCTTCTTTAAGAGTCAAAAGCCACATTATTCAACCTCACAAGCTTCTCTATAAAGATTTTGAAAGATATCTTTAATAAAATTCTTATTAAATTGAAATTCAGACTCATCAATATATCGATTTAATATTGATAATGTATTTTCATCTTCATCTATTTCAAAATTTTGATTTTCTTGTATCTCAAAATTTTCAACAACCTTTAAATCCTGAACACCTGCAGAATATAATTTATCGATAAATTTTTCAAACTCTTTAGATTTAGATTTTTTACGAACAATTATCTTTACAATTTTATTCTTATATTCAGTAGCATTAAATAATTTATGATTCGTATCTTCATAATAGATATTGTAAAATAATTTATATGGATTATTAATTGGAGTATGAGTAAGAGTTTCAGTATCAAAAATATGAAATCCTCTTTTATCATTCACATCATTCCAAAACATCTCATATGGATTACCCAAATAAAATATCTTTCCATCATTAGAACGAGTATGAAAATGTCCTGAATAAACCTTTTCAAATTTATTAAATATTCCTACATCCATTCCAGTTTCCATCATATGTCCACGAGTGGCCTTGAAACCATTTACTTCAAGATGACCCATAGCAACCTTTGCTTTGGTTTTATCTATTAACTGTTTTGTCTCATCAAAGTTCTCAGAATTAATCCAAGGTAAAAACAAAATCTTTAATTTATCTAAAGAAATTTCTGTTGGTTTGGAATATGTCTTAATATTTGCATAATCTTTTAATAAAAGTTCTGGAGAATTTACATTATTGGTATTCTTATAGTAACAATCATGATTTCCAATAAGAGCATGAACTTTATATTTTTTAAGAGGTTCAAATACAACTTGTTTTGACCACTCAAGACTCTGTAGATCAATTGCTTTACGACTGTCAAATATATCTCCCATATGAATCACAGTATCTATCTTATGCTCCTCTAAAGAAGGAAAGAAGACATCACGATAAAACATCTCAAAGTAATCATGAAGATGCTTAGAACCTTTCCTGGCTCCATA